GATAGTAGATCGTCCCGTCCTCAGTGACAATTCGCACGTCCCGCTTCGGTGCCAGATTATCGAGGAATAGCTTGACGCCCATGTACGGCACGATGAACGTATTGCCGCCCAGCACGAAATCAGTGAACAGCGGCAGGTCATTCTGCATGGTCGGCATGTAGAACTGACCCCACGATCCGCGGAGGAAATGCACGAATTGACGATAGGCGTAAATCTCCGCTTTTGAACTCAGCGGGAATGTGGTTTTGGTCGTGTACTCGCCCAGCGGCTCGGAGCCTCGCACGGCGATGACGCCGGTCTCGCCGTCGATGATTGACTGCTCCCGCGTAATGTCGGCGCTCGCCTTGCGGCCCAGTATCCAGCGCTTGCGAATAATCGGCAGGCCGTCGATCGGATGCACGTCGAAAAACGCCGTATCCAGAAAGGCCTGATCGGTCTCGGTGAACGTGACGAATTCGACGTCCATGGTCGATAGGTTGACCGGGCTGACCTTCAGCGCAGCCTTGCGCGGGAAGTAGCCGAAATTGACCGGCATGACGTCGGTGCCTATGGGCAGCTCGGTCCCGATTGCCGCCGTCAGGTTGATCTGCGTCGGCGTGAACGTGTCGATCTCGGCCGTCAGTACCGAGCGGTCAGGCAGGACACAGGAGATCGTTTGTCCCTCGGCCCAGCTCCCCTCAGTCGTGTTGACCAGAATCGCGAATGACGTACTCAGCGTGAGCGCGCTGGTTTGCTGCGTCTCCCACCAATTCTGAACGCCTATCTGGAGCAGCGGAGAGCCGCCGAAAAGAATGTTCTCGGCCAGCGTCCGGTCGGCGTCATTGGTGAATTTGAGCTGGTATTTGATGCGCGTTTTCGGCGCGAGTCTCAGGCTGAATGCCTGCTCGGTGCCGTCCTTCGATCGCATGAGATCGCTTTTGAATAGCAGTTGCTCAGTGACAATGCTCTGCGGAATACCACTGAAGAACAGCACTCGCGTACCCAGCGTCCGATACGGGACCGTGCCAGATATGCTCAGGGTGAATGTGACGAACTCATCGAAACTGTCCTCCCCGGCCGCAGCGGCGCGGATCGTCACGATGATCGAGGAGAAGGACGGTATGTTTTCGGGCAGCGTCGGAGGCGGCGGCTGGCTCAGGCTCGGCACGGCTGACAGGTCCATTGAGTCGAGCGACTGGTTCACGCGGAACGTGCTGTGCAGCGTCACCGCAATATCTTTGTCATTGACGATATCGCCGAAGTCAGCGATCGGCGGGCTTATCCAGAGCGTGTCCAGATACCAGTCAGCGAAACCGGACTTTCCGGGTACGATGCCGGCTCCCTGTACGTGGTGAAACTGGCGCGTCTGCGGCTGGCCGTCATTGGTGTCGCCCATGGCGGCGAAGTCGATCCCCGGCACCGTGACGCCGTACTCCATAAGCAGCACGGCAAACGGGTCCGCCGGCAGGGACGGGAATTCGGCATTCCCCGGATGATATTCGAGGACCGAAAAGCCGGGTAGGACTGCGCCTTGGTCAGCCATGCTTTACCTCAAGTGATATCGGCCGTGATCTTTTTGTAGGCCAGCCCTTCCCATGCTGAATAACCCTCGCCGTCCACGGTGTTGGCGCTGTCTTTGTTGATGATCGGAAAGCAAGTGTATGTGTCCGAGCCGACGGTAATTTCCTCCTCGGCGTCAATGTCTTTCATGTTGATTCGGAAAACGTCTGGTATCTGCGCGACCGGAGCCTGCCGAATATCGCCACTGAAATCGGTGTAGCAGGCCACGTAAATCGGTATCAGCGGCCGGAAGTTGCTGGTGAATGTCTTGTCGCAGGCGAAAAGAATCGCGCCAAGGCTGGCGTCATAGCCGGTTATATGACCGACGCCGTAGAACGTGGACGACGAAATTGCGTTGACGTCGCCGACCCCTTTTGACGGCGTGGAGAATTGAGAGCTGGGCGTCCGGGTGCCTTCATTCTGGTTCGGGGAGCCGGTCATGTAATACCAGTCCTCGACATTGACTCCCAGATTCGGAATGTAGATGAACTGGCCATTCGCCTGATACTTGAAGTCGCCCGACGTGTGTCCGGTGTTGTTGTTTTTGAACGGCAGCAAGTGGTCGCCGTAGGGCGAATGCTCAACCGTGCCGTCAGCCGGCGCGGATACCTCGCCATGCTCGTCCAGCCGCAGATTGCTCCACGCATGCCCGGTGACGTAAAAGCTGGACGGGTCGAGGTCACTGTGCAGCGGTGACAATAGGCCGACGTGGAAATGCCGGTACTCGCGGGTCCGGGTTTTGATGACGCAGTGAATGTAATTGCTGCCGATATCGCCGAATAGCCACGCCTTGTCATAGGTGCCGTCCATTCGATTCATGTACAGCGCTTTGATTATCTGCATGTAGTTCCCGGACGAAAAGTCGGGAGCCATGGTCGTGCCGCCGGGGCAGTTCATCGGATTGTTCGGCTGGTCGAAAAGCTCCTGCATGACGTCGATGCCGTCGCCGGTAAATATGTTCATGTTGTCGAGCGTGGTCCGGTAGAAAACGAAGGGAGCCGCAGGCGTCATGATCGTGCCTTTGCTCACCCAGAATTCGTAGTCCGGGTGACTGCCGCGAGCCGCCACGTTCTGATCGACCCATGCCATTCCGCCATTCGGCCCGGTGTCCGTCGCGAAGTCGAGCCAGACGTCCAGCATGAAGTCGGCGATATCGTCGTCCCCTGTGAACGGCGTGGTGAATTCTCGGTAGGGCATTATATTTTCTCCATGGCGACCCACCGACTGAGGTTGGTCGTGTTCGTGTCCGGGAAGATCAGGAATCGCTTGGTGCGTCCGACGGTCTCGATCTCCTCGAAGCTAGTCAGGCCGATGCCGTGGACGGCTTCGTAACCGTCAACGATGCCGATGATCTGCACGTCGCCGGTCAGCTCCGAAATAATGTGGACTTGGCAGGTAAACGAAAGCCGCGAGCCGGTGCCGAGCGCGGCCACTCCTGCCACGCCTGCGCTCCCGCCTGCGCTAAGAGCAAACCAGCCATTCGTGTCATCTTTCAGCGCGCCCGAATAAGGTGCGCCGCCGTTCTGGAATGTGTCAGTGTCCCGGCCGCTTACCTGCGGCGCTTCGGTGAAGCTGTAAAAGGCGTCATTGAATTGCGCCGGCCAGACAAGTGAGCGCTGGTCGCTCGCGTCCTCGCCGATGCCAAACCAGCCGGGGCTGAGATTGTCGCGGTACTGATAGCAGCCGATCCCATCGCTTTGATTGTCGGCCGGATGGACGACGCCGACATTGCCAGCGCCGGCAAAGCCGGAGCGGTTTTCCGATTCGTTGTTGCTGTTGATGTGCGTCGATTGGCCCATGCAAGCGCCGGGAAACGGGTAGTTTGCGTCCGTGTCAGTGAACGGTATGAACAGGCCGATGCAACCGTATTGGACATTGTTGCCGTTCCGAATCGTGAAATTGACCCGGCGCTCAGTGACGCTGACATACAAGTCGATCGTCCCCGATTGAGCGACTGAGCAATATGGTTTCTGGGTCGGTGGCGCTCCGGGCTGGCCACCGAATGACGCACCGCTCGAAAACGCGGAAGCGGTCATTAGCAGCACCGCTCCATCTATCCCGCCCGTGTCACTGAACAGCCCGACCGTCGGAGCGTTGCTCGCTTTGATCGAGCTGCATATCCACTCGAAGTCGGTCTCATCGTCAACGAATGGATTTGTCGCTCCGCTGATGCCGCGATCCTCTGTCCACTGCGCTGCCTGCGTCGCAAACGTAATGACAAGCCCGGTGCCTGACGCGCTGGCGTTCGTTGTTGTTGCGGTCGCGCCCGTGGGGAGCGTCGAGTACGCGCCCGCTGAGAGAATCTTGACCTCGCTCGGTACGCCGCCGGCCTCGGCTGTGACGACGCCCCGGCAAACAATGTCGCCGTCCAGTCCCGGCTTCGGTGTGCCGGCAACCGTGGAGCCAATCAGGAAGTCGAATGTCTCGCCGACGACATAGCTCGTCCCGGCCGAATCGTAGGCAATCGAGATCACCTGACCGCCCGTAATTATGTCGAGAATTTCTTTTGACGCGACGACTCCGCCGAATTCGGTCGTGCCGTTCGGTGTTATGACTTGGTGTACGAATGGCATTATCCCGTGCCTCCTAATGCTGAAGAAAAGGCGTTCCGATTCTCGGAGACCATGTTCAGGATCGCCGCTTTGCTTTCGTCACTGCCCAGTGCTGCCGGTATCTCCGACGGGTCGCGCACGTTAATGACCTGCACCGGAACCGTGACCTCTGGAGCCGCTGCGGCTGAAGCGTTCGGCACAATGCGTCCGGCCGTAGGTGCCTGAAATACCTCTGGCCCGGACTCGCCGACCACGCCGAAGTCGCCGCCGCCCACGTCCGCGCCATGCTCGCCGCCGCCAAAGAATTGACCAGCCGCGCCGATTGCCGTCTGAATGAGACCGCCGGACCCGCCGCCGCCCGGTGGGCCGAGAATCAGATTGAATATCTCAGCGGCCAAGGCCTGCGAGGCCAGATTCAGGAGCATCTTTGCAAACGCGGCCGAAAAGTCGTCCAGCGAATCGAAGCCGCCGGCAAAAAAGTCGGCCAGAATGTCCTGACTGTTCTCGCGAGCGCGCCGGAAAAAGTCCTCCACGGCGTCGCCCTGTTTGTTGAATTCGTCCTCGACGTCTGACAGCGATTCGGCCAGCGCCTTCTCAGTTTCGATGAGTACGGTCAGCTCTTGAACCGTGATCGTGGCCTCGTCACCCATGGCCTCGATAATGTCGCGGGCCTCCTGAAACGACTCGGTGGCCGATAGTGCCTCCGCCCCGCCCGTGCTGAAGGCCGCGATCTTATCCCGTAAATCTTCAATGCGTTGCTCGACGTCCTGAAAGGCCTGCACGTCAGCCTTGAGTACGATAATCAGATCGTCGGCGACAATTTTCTCAAGCCGTAGCCGGATCGCTGTCGCGGTCTCGACGTCAATCAAATTCTTCCTGACGAATTCGTCCAGTAATTCGATTTGATCCTTTGCCTTGTCAGCAGCGGTCTCGAATTGCTCGGCGAATTTGTCGGCCAGCTCTTGATCGGTTTCACCGACGATTGCCGCCGTCAGTTTCTCGCGGATGCTCGCGGCCACATCGTCGTCAATCAGCTCGCGCTCGATAAAGTCATTGAGCAGGAGCAGTTGAGCCTTCGCTTTGCTGGTCGCGTCCTCGAATGTCTTGACGAAACGATCGGCCTCCCTGCCCTCGGCGGCTTTGAACGTCGATTCCAATAGCTCGGTCAGCTCGGCCGCTTCGTCCGGTTTGATTAGCCCCTTGTCCAGCTTTTTCTGAATCGCTGTAACCGCGTCATCGACTCGCTTGAATGCGTCAGCCAGCTTGGTGTCAGCGTCTTTGATCGCGAATAGCGCCTGCGTTTTCTGGACCGTCAGGGCGATGCTGCCGCGTAAATCCTCAAGGTCTTTGATCTCGCGCTCGGCATTCGTCAGCCCGCCATTCTCGATCAGCTCAAGCTGTAGCTGCTTCAGTTGAGCCAATTTTCGGACAGATAATTCCAGCTCGAAATTCGCGCCGACCAGATCGGACTCGTCAACGAAAAACGTGACGCCGCCTTTCACCGTCGCTTGCAGGTCAACAATGCGGTCAGCTAAATCGTCAATCTTGACGCCGACCTTGCCGGCCTCGACGCCGAAGCCCTTGTCATCGCCGAGAATAACGCCGAGTCCCTGTATCACTTCTGAGACTTTGTTGACGCCCTGCGCCAGCAATGCGGTCGCGCCGACTGCCGTATCCAGTGTCCCGATAAACTGGAACATCGAATTCTGAACCCGCGTCACCGCGTCGCCTACGGTCAGCGGAATGGTGCCGAATTCTTCATTGACCGCGTCGGCTGACGCTTCGAGGCCTTCGGCTACCTTCTCGGCCGTCAATGCGCCCTGCGCGCCCAGTATTCTCAATTGACCCAGCGTGACGCCAAGGCCGTCGGAGATCGCTTTCGCCAGCTCCGGGGTCTGCTCCAGTACTGAGTTCAGCTCCTCGCCGCGCAGTGCGCCGGCCGCGAAGCCCTGACCCAGTTGGAACAGGGCCGCTTTGGCGGCTTCGGGTGAGGCGCGTGACAGGGCGATGGTCTGGCCGATGGTCTCGGTCAGTTGCAGGATGCGGTCATTCGTGAAGTCGGTCGATCGGCCCAGTCGGACGTACAGGTCAGCGGTCCCCTGCAATGCCTGCCGGGTCCGTTGAGAGATATCGAACAGCGCCTTGGTCGTGGTCTCCAGCTCGGCCGATGACCCGGTGACGAGTCGGAGCTGGCCCTGCAATGACGCCCAAGCGTCGCCGGTTGCTATGATCTTTTTCGCGATCAGGACAGCGGCCGTCGCGATTAGCGCTCCCTTGACACTGGTCAGAGCGCCGCCCGCCCCTTTCGCTTTTTTCTCTACGCCGCCCAGCGCGCCCTCAACATCCTTGCCGCCTTTGCGAGCGCCTTTGGAATCTATGACGATCCTGATTATTCGCGTTGTCATTTATCGGGTTCCTGTGCCTTCCACCATTCTCTGAGCTGATGATCGAGCGACCAGATCACGGTTTTTAATTCATCGACGGGTATGCCTTGAGTTGAAGCGAATTGCTGAATAGCAGTCCACGGGATCATAGCCTTGCCGCCCGGTGGCCTGCAACTGATTAGGTCAATGAACGCCGTCCAGTAGATTCGATATTCGTCTGGAAGCTCGGTCGGGTTTGACACCGTCTCAGGTATTGGGATGCCGCGCTCCTCCAGAGCGGCCGTGATCTTGTCAGCTTTCGGCGCTACTCCGCTGAGGTATTCATCGAGGAACGCGGTTAGGTTTTTACCGCTTCGTCAATGTTGTGCCGTCGGAATCTCGTCCAGTTCATTGCCGCCCGTTCTATCGCGGCGCGCAATTTCGGGAGCTTTTCCATCAGCTCGACGGCCTTTTTCGGGGAGAATTTGATCGGCTTGTCCACGCCATTCTTGTCCGCCTTGTACAGCTCCCAGTCGGTCAGGATGGTCTCGGCAATGACTGCCAGTGCCGTCGTCTCCTTGATCTTGTCGAGCTGGTCGCCCGTGGCTGAGATCGCTGCGATTGCAGCAACGGAAAGCGCGTTCCGATACTCCGGGTTTATGTCTGGGTCACTCGACCTGACGCGAATGCGTCCGATCTCTTTACCGTCAACGATTAGCTCCGCCCAGATGCCTTTGTCCACGGCCTCGGCGGACATTTCGTATGCGTCGAAAATATCCATTCTTTGTCCTCACGTAGTAACGCCCCGGCCGGCTGGCCGAGGCACTTCAGGTCAGCAGGGCTGGCCGGAATTAGGGTGCGAAAGTGAACCGCTGGTAGGAGAGCGTATAGCCGAGATCAGCTTCAAGCAAGGCCTGATAAGCCAGCGGCAGCACGACGTCAGCATTCTTGCCGGGAACCGCTGGAGCGCCGCCCGTGAACTTAATTCGCGGAAGGTGGGTCAGCAGCGTTCGGCCGTCATTGCCGCGCATCGTCAAATCCAGTGAGGTCTCATTGCCGTCGAGGACGTCGTTGTACAGGGACAGGTCATCGAAATAGGTCTCCAGATCGCCGGTCACTGAGAATTCGCCAAGGCCAATACCGCAGGCTCCGAATACTCCGACGGCGTTCTGACGCCTCATGTTGTTGTTGATATCGACGCTGGCATTCAGTACGCAATTGATGCCGCCTGCGCCTACTCTGTTTCCGCCGCGAGCCAGTCGGGCGACATTGCTGGACGTGTTGTACACGTCAAACGCTGGAGCCTCGACGCGGGCCGGGTCGCCGCCTGAGTACAGGTCAAGAATATCGGTCTGCGTTGCGGCCTCCGCCGTGGTGCCGAAAAAGCCCACGGTCCCCAGTGCGATCGCCTGCGGAGCAAGCGCCTGACTGAGCGTGTTGACGCCCATTTGCAGGAATAGCTCGCGGTCGATCGGCGTGTGGTCATTGTAGCTCCGCTCCAGCGCGAACTGACGCGAGGAAAGGGCCACGGGTGTCGCCGGGTTGATAAGCACGTCCGCGAAAAAGATCAGGACGGTGTCGCCTGTACCGGGATCGGTCTGCCAGTCGGTAGGCACGTCAAAAGTGAGACCTGCCCCTGCGGCGAGGACGGCCGTCACTTCGATGAACACGTCATTCGTGGAAGCCACGGCTGCGTCTGCACCAATGAGACGGACGAAGTGTCCGGGGGCAAGGTCTTTAGTTAGTCCGTCGCGTAGGAAATCGTCAAATATCCCTGCGGCGCTGGTAATTCCGGTGGCCACGTAGGCAATGTCAGCGGTGGCGGCTGCGAAGCCGACGACCTTCAGGACCGTGGCTGCGTCTGACTCGAAGGCGGTACTGATCGCGCTCGCGTCGGTGTAGGAGCTGTCATACGAATTGATCGGGACCGGCGTCACTGCAAGGCTGACGTCGGTGTTGACCGTGTCGATTTCGTACAGCCCGGAGGTGTCCTCCTCGCCGGCTGGAGATACTGACGGGTCCACCAAGCGGACGATCATGCCGACGATATAGCCGGCGGTCGCTGCGAATGGGATGGTGCCGGCACCCATGGCTCCGGCGTCTGGCGTGTTGCCCGTGGTGTCGTCCCATGTACCGAGCAAAGCGCTTTCAAGAATGTCGTCAACTACGCCGTAGCTGAACTCGAAACCGACGTCCCCGCCGGCTTCAGCGCCGATTGGAATGAGGTCTGAGATTTGGCGATCGTCGCGTATCTCTGCGCTGGTCTCAGTGAGCGGGTCGAATGCCAGATTCGGCGTTCCCGTGATCCGCATTTTGTTGAGGGTAGTGATCGCCGTCGGAAATACAGGCTCCGAATTTCGGACAATCGCGACGCCAACTCGATTTGTGTCAGACATTTTGTTTCCCCTTGCGGACCGCCGCAGTATAGGTCACGATTTTCACGTTCGCAATGTGTCGTATAGCAACGTGGCCACCGCCGATGATTGGTAATAGCCGCTGAACACCCCGATCTCATTGAATCCCGGATCGCGAATGAACCAGCCGCCAAGGCTAAATGTTTCCAGAAACTCAAGCGCCGCCTCGCCCAGCTCGTCCGAGCGGCGCTGTCCTGCGCCTTCGGGTGTCCAGACATTGATCGTCAATAGCAGCTCGCGCCGATACCTTTCGTCACCGAGCGCGGCAATGGTTCCGCTGATGTGCTGCGCCTGCACTCGGATGAATTCGGTGCCGTCGGTCGGATAGTCCACATTGCCCCAAGCGATCGGGACGCCGCTCTGCGAACTGGCCAGCCAAAACGTCAGGAATGCGTCATACAATTCTGTCCGGGCTGCGCGTGGTGTCTTTGAGCTGGGCATTATCGGCCGCTCCTTTTGCCTTTCGGAAACGTGCCAGCGCCCCGACGTGGCCTGACTTTCGTGCTTGCCGGCATGGTTTTGGTGTCACTGGCCACGGAGGCGGCACCGACCGCAGCCGCTTTGTCCACGAAATTCGCCCCGGCCTGCCGGGAATGGCCCTTGTTGAGCGCGTCCATGTACGCAGCCAGCGACGCGATAATGATGTTCACGCCGAATTTGCTGCGCCGGATGATGCGTATTCCCCGCGCAATGGTCTGCGCACCGCCGGGGTCAATGACGGTGAGCGGCAGGTCAGCGGACGGGTCGCGATTCAGGAGCGTCTGCCAGCTCGCACGGGCATGACCGGGCAGGTAGCCCGCTGGAGGTGCCGACTTCCATGACGACGGCATGCCGACAGGGGTACTCAGGACAATAGCTCCCAGCACCTTTGAC